GTACGCAGTATCTGGTTCAGATATGGCTCAAATCGGATGGATTGAAGTAACTTCAGAGAATGGAGCTTCAGGATACTTATGGTATTTGAAGTCAGAGCATGAAACAAGATTACGTTTTGATGACTACTTAGAAACAGCAATGATTGAAGCAGTACCAGCTGAAGCAGGTTCTGGAGCAATTGCAGCAGGAGGAGATGTAGGAAACAAAGGTTCTGAAGGTGTATTCCACGTAGTGGAAAACAGAGGAAACGTATGGGCAGGTGGAAACCCAACAGCTCTAGCGGATTTTGACACTATTATTTCTCGTTTAGATAAGCAAGGGGCGATTGAAGAAAACGTACTTTTCTTAAACCGTCAGTTTGGATTTGACATTGATGATATGTTAGCTGAGCTTAACGGTTCTGCTCAAGGTGGTGGAGCTAATGGTACTTCTTACGGTCTATTTGACAATGATGAGGAGATGGCTCTTAACTTAGGATTTACAGGATTCCGTAGAGGATATGACTTCTACAAGTCCGACTGGAAATACCTAAACGACCCAACAATGCGTGGAGGTCTTACTGGAACTGGTGCTGTAAACGGTATGTTAGTTCCTGCTGGTTCTACTACTGTATATGACCAAATCTTAGGAAAGAATGCTAAGCGTCCTTTCTTACATGTTCGTTATAGAGCTTCTGAAACAGAAGACAGACGTTACAAGACTTGGATTACAGGTTCAGCTGGTGGTGCTGCAACATCTGATTTAGATGCAATGGAAGTAAACTTCCTATCTGAAAGATGTGTATGTACTATGGGAGCAAATAACTTTGTGATTTTCCAATCATAATAATGTGAATACAGGGGAGGGTATTTATTGCCCTCCCTTTTTTTTAATAATTAAATTTTAATCAAATGAAAAAAAATAATTTAGTCAATAAGACTTACAAACTTACCAAAGAAGCAGCACCACTTTCTTTTATGCTGCCAACTAGAAATTCAAGAAGATACCCTTTAATGCATTTTGATGAGGTCAAAGGTGAAAACAGAGCTTTGCGATATGCACGAAATCAAAAAAGCCCTTTTGAAGACGAGCAGGATGGAAACGCTATTGTGGAACCTGTTATTTTTGAAGATGGTTTTTTACATGTATCTAGAACTAATCCAGTTCTTCAGGAGTTCTTACATTATCACCCAATGAATGGTGCTAAATTTGTAGAGGTTAATACAGAAAAAGATGCTCAGAAAGAAATGGATGTTTTAAATTCAAGAGTGGATGCTTTAATAGAAGCTAGACAATTAGATATAGACCAAGTGGAAGCATTAGCTAGAGTATTGTTTAATACAGATGTATCTAGAACCACCTCAGCTGAGTTAAGAAGAGATATCTTAATTTTTGCAGAGCAGGAGCCAGCACAATTTTTAAATGCTGTTAAAGACCCTACATTAAAGTTAAATTCTTTAGTTCAAGAGTTCTTTTCACATAAGGTATTAATATTTAAAAATAATAAAAAAGATGTATACTTTAACACCCCTAAAAATAAGAAGAGGATGTTAAATCTTCCTTTTGGGGAAGACCCTTATTATGTTATCTCTTCCTATTTACAAACTGATGAAGGAGTTGACATATTAAAATTTTTAGAAAAAAATCTAGAAAACAAAAGATAGTATTTCTATTAACGTTATACCAAGGGGTTGCAAAAATGCAACCTCTTTTTTTTTACTTATCTTTGTGGTAAATAATTTAACAGATGAGCATTATTAATTCGGTACGAGAAACAGTGCTGTCGGTCCTTAATAAAAACAACTACGGATATATTACTCCTAGTGATTTTAACCTTTACGCAAAGCAAGCTCAATTAGATATATTTGAAGATTACTTTTATCAGTATAACTATCAAGTAAATCAAGAGAATGCTAGAAAATCAGGTATAGGACTAGCGGATATTAAAAAGATATATGAGGAAGCGATTGACTTATTTTCTGTAACAGCAGGATTATATAATCAGGTAGATAATACTTACTCTGTTCCTTCACTAGCTACAACAGGTAGTGATTATTATTTATTAAACAAAGTTTTAGTATTTAATGAGGTTTTAGATGAAGGGACTACAACAGGGGTTAGTGGTGGACAAAATAGAATTATAGACGCTAATGCTGATTTTAGTGATATTAGTGTAGGGGATATTGTAGCAATTGAGAATAACGGTGTTCAATATCTAAAAGTAGTAACTGTAGTTAATAGCACTACACTACAGGTTTCACCTAATCTTACAGGTCCTGTTGGCACAAAATATTCTATATATAAAAAAGGAACACGTTTTAATGAAGCAGAAAGAGTTACACATACTAAAATAACAATGTTGAACAATTCTATACTTACATCTCCTAACTCTTCTTATCCAGCTTATACAACAGAAAGCGTATCGTTAGATGTATTCCCTGAAGATGTAACCTCAATTGGTAGAGTTAAGTGTCAGTACATTAGATACCCTAAAGACCCTAAGTGGACATACGTGCAGTTAGTAGGAGGAGAACCTTCGTTTGATTCATCTAGTGCATTGTATCAAGATTTTGAGATTCCATTAGAAGATGAACCCACACTAGTTAATAAGATATTACAATATGCAGGAATGTCTATAAGAGAAGCTCAAGTTACACAGTTTGCAACAGGATTGGATACTATTGAAACGCAAAAAGAAAAATAATGGCATATATAAATGATTATACATATTACGAAAATACAGGCAACCCACACACAGAACAAGCTAACTGGGGGTCTTACCAGTATGTAAGCTTATACGACATAGTAAATAACTTTATGTTAATGTATGCTGGTAACCACAGCTTAGTTAATAACGAGGAAAGATACAGAGTTCTATTTCACGCAAAACGAGCTATACAAGAACTTAACTATGATGCTTTTAAAGAAATAAAAATTCTTGAGTTAGATGTTTGTGAAAGATTACGATTCGTTCTTCCGCAGGATTATGTAAACTGGGTTAGAGTTTCTTTATATAAAGATGGTGTTCTAAGACCATTAACTGAAAACATACAAACAAACTGGAGTGACGCTTATCTTCAGGACCATACATGTAGAATATTATTTGACCATGATGGAAATATATTAAAACCTTCACAAGCTTTTATAGATTTACAAAGAGTAGAGGGAACTAAAAAAAGTATTTATCTTAACGACCAAAGTCCTTACAATAATAGAGAAGGTTATTGCGTGGATGGAGAGTGGTATTTTGATTATGGTGTTGGAGCACAGTATGGATTAAATACTGAAACAGCGAATGCTAATCCAACATTCAAGATAGACCCTAAAGGTGGTGTTATTAATTTTAGTTCTGATATGGCAGGGAACTTATGTATTGTAGAATATGTGTCAGACGGAATGGAAAATGGAGATGATTCATTAGTAACTGTCAACAAACTTTTTGAAGAGTATGTATACGCTTACATTCAATATGCTATTTTAAATAGTAAATTTGGAGTTCAAGAATATGTTGTCAATAGAGCTAGAAAAAGAAGCTCTTCATTATTAAGAAACGCTAAAATTAGAATAAGTAATATACATCCAGGGCGATTGTTACAGAACATGAGAGGTATGGATAAGTGGATTAAATAAGCATGGCAAAAACTACTAGGAATTTTATTGCAGGACGAATGAATAAAAGCGTTGACGAACGCTTGCTACCTAATGGCGAGTATGTTAATGCTATGAATCTTCGTCTAGGTTCAACTGAAGAATCAGAGGTTGGGTCTGTTGAAAACACAAAAGGAAATACTCAGTTAACTTCATTACAATATAATGGTGTTGATTTAAGCAGTCAGGCTAGATGTATAGGGGCTTACGAGGATGGTCAAAGAGAAACTCTTTATTGGTTTGTTCATGACCCAGCTCATTCTACAGCAGGTATTGTTGATTTAGTTGTTTCTTTTAATATAGAATCAAATATTTTAACTTATCATGTAGCAACAGAAGGTTTAACTAGTACAGTACTAAACTTTAATCCTGAATTTTTAATAACAGGAGTAAATAGAGTAGAAGATTTAGTTTTTTGGACAGACAATTATAACCAACCAAGATTTATAAACATAAATAGAAATTATGATGCTGCTTCCCCTACTCTAGAAGAGCAGTTATTAGTTATAAAAAAACCACCTGCTTCTGCACCTGAAATAGAATTAAGAAATTTATCAGGAGAAGAAAATTTCATAGAAGAAAGTTTTATAACGTTTGCATATAGATATAAATATGCTGATGGAGAATATTCTGCACTGTCTCAATTTAGTGAACCTGCTTTTATTCCTAAACCTTTTAATTATTCTTTAAGTAGTGGTCTTAATGAAGGGATGGTTAATTCTTTTAATAATGTTGTCGTCTCATATAATGCTGGAGGTCCTTTAGTTAAAGATATAGAAGTTGTATTTAAAGAAACAAATTCGAATGTTATAAAATCAATTGAAGTTTTTAATAAAGAAAACTTAGGGTACGCAGACAATCAATCTTATGAATTATCTTTTGCTAACAGTAAAATTTTTACCGTTTTAAATCCTACTCAGCTTGTGCGTATATTTGATAATGTGCCTTTAAAAGCTCAAGCTCAAACTATTATGGGTAATAGATTGATATATGGAAATTATGTAGATGGTTACGACTTAATAGACTTAAACGACAATCCTATTCGATTAGAGTATTTTTGTAATTTAATTTCAGAAGAAATTGAAACAGGAGTTTTTAGTGATAGAACTGAAAGTGTTACGTATACTATAGATGGAAGTCAAATAATTCCAAATGCTAAAGTATTTTTTGATTTAGATGAATTTGATTTAGTTAGTGGAGCTAGTATAACTTTTGATATAAGATTTAGTCATCATTCTTTTTCTGGCTCAGGGACTGCTCCAACACAAACTACTACTAACCAAACATTAACTTTTTCCTTTATACTTCCTGCAGATTTTTCAAGTGTTTATGAGTTATCAGTAGACCCTTTATTTGTTAGTTTAGTAGGGGATGCTCTTAATATACTTCCTGTATACGATGCTGTTCCTACCAATCCAACATCTTGCGAAGGAGTAACTCTTACTGATGAATTTAATTGTAATATACCTGCTAATTTAGATTCGTATATAAAATTTGCCAGTGGTATTAGTGCACCTGCACAACCAATAGAAATAATTTCTAGCCCTGCTAGTACAGAAATAGGTCTAGTGTTACTAGCTATGCGTTTTGTAAATGAC